ACTTCTTCAGCAGGTGGATTGATGTTTCTTGCAAATTCTGCTTCAGCAGCCTTTCTTGCTTCTTCCTCTGCCTTCAGTCTTTCCGCTTCTGCCTTCTGCTTCTGAATCTGCGCCATTCTCTGACCTTCTGCCAGTGCCTTATTCAGATCAAATGTACGGATGTATTCCTGCTGTGCTTCAAATCCGAATTCCGGCAGTGCTGCAAGAGTTTCCATATCCCGGTTGAATCGTTTGATATCATCAAGCATTTTCTGCTTCACATGATTAAGACCATAGGACACATTCAGCATCCGATCTTCAAAAACTCTTTCCAGTGTCAGACCTTCCGGCACATCCATTTCAGACCATAAAGCCTTGATCTGCTCCATCTTCTCCTGCTTCTGCTTATCCTCATATTCCTTAACCTGCTTGTCAATCAGGGCAACAGGTTTGTCAATGATGCTGATTATCTCATTGACCTGCGACTTGAAGGAATTGAAAGGCTGCATATATTCCTTTTCAAGTCTGATCCTTTCATCATTCAGGGCTTTTTTCAGCTTATTAAGCTGCGCCTTGTCTGCCTTGGCTTCTTTGATCTGATCATCCGTATAGACCAAGGTTTCATACATGCTGACCTTTTCTGTCAGTTCCTGCTTCAACTCATCAAAATTGAAGCTGATTTTCTCGGGTAACTGGTAATCATTCATTTTTAATTCCATATGTCTTATCCTCTTTTCCTTAATTTTTAAATATCTGGGAGCATAAGTGCCGGTCTTTTCCGTTCCTGCACCTGCTTCCAAAACTTTCTTTCAGAAGATTCCAAAAAATCAATATCCTCCTGCACTTCTGACCTCTCAATTTTGTAATGCCTTGTCTGTATGTAAACGCCCCCATCTTCATTAAGTTCATATTTCAGTTGCGCTTTTAAAACAGCAAAATCAAATTCCGTTACCATCAGATAATGCAGCACCTGAATATAGTAGTTGTCAGGGATTCTGTGGTTCCATTTTTCCTTTTGCATGGATTGCAGGATGTTTGTAGTCTTGATTTCAAGAATTCCTTTCCTACCATCCTGATCAGTCAGCCATCCATCCAAAGATGCATGCGCGAATGGAAAACGATCATTCAGAAACATGTTGTTTTCCACATACTCAACCTGATATTCTGGAAAATCTAACCGGAACAGTCCACGCAAATGCATTTCAGCCTGTGTGCCATATTTCACATAGGGCTTGTCAGAAATATCTTCAGGAATCATCTGCCCGGTCTTGATTTGCCACAATTCAATGTTTGTCCGATATGGATTCATACCGAGAATTGCAGATGCATCTGATCCACCGATCCTATCCCGGTGCTTCAACCATTCTTCTCTGCTGCCAAGCTGTATCATCTCAACAGACATTGACTATCATTTACCTCCTTAAATTCCATCTGCCCCCACGGGTCCATCCGAAGGGCTTTGCTTATTTGTTCGTCTCTCTGCTGCTTCTGATCCTGACAATCACATTTTTCTCCCGGATCCAGTGCAGCTCCACAATAGTTACAAGTTCTAAAAAACATTGGCTTTTTCCTCATAGCATGCTATAATGCATACAAAGATTTTTTCTTGTGTGGGCGATCTTGGCGGCTTCCTTGATCGTCCATTTTTCATTTGCAGTCCATTTCATGGATCCAGCACGAAATACCAAAGACTACAGCAGCAATGATTGCTACTATCATCGGTACTTCGGATTGCTCGTCCAGCGCTCCGGCTATGGTAAGATAGGATGCAATGATTACCACCATTTCCACGGCATTTCGTACCTTCTTAAAGATTAGCTTCTTTCTTCTCATGCCGTTATACCCAGGAACGTATTCAGCTTGTCCCGAAAAACATAATAGGTATAATTCTGCTGTCCGGCTCTCGGCTTTACCACAGCACCCAGATCCCAGTTACCTGCTTTCATCTGTCGTCTTAAAAATTCCGCTGCACAGCCAATCTCTGCTGCTGCATCTTCCACAGACACTCTCTTTTTTTCTGCCATACATTCTCTCCTTTCTTTCCATGCCCTCCACGCGATGCACAGCCGGGGGACAGCCGTGCATCTTAAGATGTTGTGAAGGGGAATCTGCGGTGCTTGTACACCGCGTGCAAGGCATGGAACATATTATTTTGTTGTGCTATAATTGATTTACAAGATGTCAAATACATCTGAGTACCATGAAAGGGGGACTGCTATGAACAGACATCCTGTATCATCCAGCAGAATTGCTAATGTAGGATGGGAGAATGATATTATGGAAGTGCAATTCCATAACGGAGCAATCTACCAGTATTACAATGTTTCACAGGCTGAATACACTGCTTTTCTAAATTCTCCATCTTTAGGTTCTGCTTTATCACGACTTGATAAGATTCATCGTTATAGTCGTGTGTTGTAATGTATTGGGCGGTTGATTTTCATGAATCAGCCGTCTTTTGAATTGGAATCCTTGCTGCTATCTCTGTTACCTCAATTCCTTCATCAGAAATCTTTACGAATGTATACGGATTTCCATTTTCTCTGAGCCAGTTCACTATTGGATTACACAGATCTTCCAATTCCGACAATGGTAACAATTCTCTTGCCATCCTGCTTCCTCCCTTCCTTTCTTTGACTTTATTCATCTCCCTTCCTGTACAGTTCGTTCACGGATACTCACAGTGCATAAGTAGTTGATTTTTATTCAACCTTTGCTGCAAAAAAAATAGCATCCCTTTTCTTGTTTGGTAAATGAAGAATATTTTGCATAAGTGCTATTTCAGAAGCCTTGAATTCTGTTTCATTATTCATCTTCTTATATAAGCCCTCTCTGGTAATACCAAGCTTACGCGCTATAGCGGTAATCGTGATACCAGATTCTGATATTACTTCATTTAATAATGCACTATTTGTCAATATTTATCCTCCTTTCACAAGTTGATTTTTGTTCAACTTTGTAATTATAATACCGCTTAGTTGAATACTTGTCAACTATTTTTAATAAAAATGTTGAATTTAGTTCTTGCATGTGGTACGATGCTTTAAAAGAGAGGTCAATGCATATGACAACACAAGAAATAATGGGACATCAAATTAAAATGCTCCGCATAAAAAAGGGCTACTCGCAAACCAAACTTGCAGAAATGGTTGGATATAAAGACAAAACTGCCATTGCTAAAATTGAAGCAGGAAAAGTTGATCTGCCACAGAGTAAAATTATTGCATTTGCAAAAGCTCTTAATACAGACACTTCCTATTTATTTGACAACACTTCTGACAGCATAAGTGATAATGATGATAACACTTTTTACTTATATAAGTTTGATGAATTGTTACCAGACTATGTTAAAGAAATAGGAGAATTTCTGTGCCATAATCCTAATCACAAAAGATTGATTGATGCATCTATGCGTATAGAACCAGCGGATGTAGATCTTGCAAAAGCAATGCTTGATAAAATTAGTGGTTATTCATCAGAAGCATCACTTAATGCAGCTCATGAAATAAAAGGAGCTTCTCCAGAGGATCAGAAACATGATAATGACATTATGGATAGCGAAGACTTCTAGTCCTCTTTATAGGACATTATTTTAGTACAATTACGATGAGGTGATCTTATTGACTCTTTAATTGAAAAACTTAACGCAACAAAAAAGTTATGAAATAGAGAAATCTGTTGCAATAACTTTTGCAGAAGGAGGTATTTTATGTGATATGATTCGATGTGATTACTATCTGCGGTTAGGAGTCAA